TCAATCCAACAACATTCTGTTATTATAATCTAGCAAAATTTTATTATTATATTCTATAACTTTCAATTTAGTACCAATTTCATGTTTTTTATAAACACTCGAATCAACATCAATATCATGAAGATTTTCATTTGTATATACTTTTAAAGAATATTTCTTTGAACTCACACCACCAGTTGTGGTTGTTCTTTCATCTTTATCTACAACCAATACATCCTTATGTATTCCATCAGAAAGTTGTTTTTCATGTTTTAGCATCCCACCATACAGTATTAATCCTACAAATAAGATAAAAAAAGTACATCCTACATAAAACAGAATTTTTTTCATATTTTATCCCTACCTATATGCTAAATCTCTCCTAGTGCCTGATATTTACGTTTCTTTTCTTCAACTAGATACAATAATAAGCTTGTACGATTTAAAGACTTATATTCTAAATTCATTTCTCTAGCAACTGTCATTCTTCTATCATTTTCAATATCTACTAATTCATCAATTAATTCTAATTGCTTATCAGTAAAACGAAATGACCTAGGTTTACTTACTTCCTTTACATTACTCAAAATCAAAACCTCCCAATCAACTATCGTATACTCATAATAGCATAACGTATATACAAAAACAACCCTTTGTATATACGTTTTTACGAAAAGTATATACAAGGAGTTGCGATTAAACAATAATATTAAGTTTTATTAGCAAAACTCTTAACAACATCTATCAAATAAACTCTAACAAAATACCAAATTAACAGTATCAAAAATCCAGTTGTGAAAATAAACAAATCACTATATATATCAGATACATACTTTGTTGTAACAACACAGAACGTTGCAAGCATACATATATCAAAAACTACAGTTAACCAAAATTTAAAATTAAATTTCAAATCAGCAAACATAAAATTAAACCTCCAACAATTAAACCTCCAAATAACAAATCAATTCGTTGACCTTTCTTCTTTCCATACTTATTACATAAATAATCATGAAATTTCCCATGTTTTTTATAAACAAATCTATAAAAATATTTTGTTATTAAAACTAAAGCAATATAAAAAATTGCAATATACATAACAGAAAGAACAAATAAAGTTAACGCATTTGCTTCAGGCGAAATACACCCCACTTTAATTAATAAAGTCATCATGGCACCTAATCCTAAAAACTGCATTGGCGCCATAAATTCACTATCATCTTGACTACCATATCTAGCAAACATATATACACCCCTTAAAACGCCTTATTTCGCTTCACAACCTCTTTTTTATAGACTACATAGATATAACTATCTATATAGCTCAAATCATCATAAATCCAGCCTCTATCCTCTAAATACTCTTTATGTACCTTAACTTGATTAGATGGATCACTTCTCAAATATTTCAATGTTTTAGATAAAACAGTTACCTCTTTTTCATTACAAACAGGTAAATCCATATATATATATCACCCTTCTTTTAACGTGTCTAACATCCCTTTAAACAAGAATAAAACCCCTAGAGTACAAAACGTTGTAACGATAACATTCTCCATTACCAACCACCACAATCAAAGCTAGAACCTGAATCATGAGAACAACTAGAACTAGAATCATAAGATGAACTAGAACAACTAGAACTAGAATCATATGAACTATATGAAGATGCTGCTAACGATGTAGCAATTAAATAATCCGAATTTGAACTACTTGAACTAGATGTTTTTTTGCTACTTGAATCATTCGATTTCTTATTACCTACATTAGAATAACTACTTTTATTTAAGTTAACTGTTGGAGAATAATCATAACCTTTTCTTGAAGAACTATATGAATATCCATCTCCAATAAACAACTTCTTAATAGCTCTAATCATAATAGCAACAACAACAATACATCCAAAAATTAACGCTATATTAAAAATAACAGTACTAAATATATTTTGTAATTGACCAATATAAATTTGTTCCATATTAATTTCCCCTTTCTTTTAAAACCTACCTTTTTGAAAAAAGGTAACAAAAACTTTCCAACGTGGGAGGTCCCACACCCCATTCGCCTACAGCGGGTGTCCCCCAAACAATGTTTGGGAGAACGCAATAGCTTGTTTTTCTATTCCTTTAGGCAACCTTTCAGGACATCAACTTTTATAAGTAAAACTTTTTACAAACCAAAAAACTTTTTCTTATAAAACTCCTTCGCTTTGCTACGGCTTCTTACACACTTTCCATTTCCATCTATCGATTCACATTTCAAGCGCTTCAGAAGTGATTTTGCGTGTTCTGATGCTTATTTACAGCATTCTCTAGTTCTATTTAACCTGTAAACCAATTTAATAGAATAAAAATCACAGCAATGAATGAACCGTAAAATAATCCATCTCTTGCCATACTTTTTAACCAATCTACATGTATCATTTCATCACCTATTAAATATTTTTTTCTCTATATAAATCAAAAAAGCAATAAATATAATACTCTCTACAAATACAACCGTTTCACGAGGATATTTAGTTGCAAAATCAAGAACTAACATCTACTTAGCCATTTGACTAAACATCACATCTAAATTATCAAAATGATGTTTAATTACTTCACAATTATTCATTTCTTCTTCAGTTAATCCGTAGCGATCCATGAGCAAATTCAAAAACTCTCTCATTTCTCCATGTGCTTTATTTATTCTTTTAACTTCTTCACGAAATTTTTTCTTTTTTAAAATCCCCATAATAACGTACCTTCCTTATTTAATTTATATATTCTTATGAAGTCCTCCCGCCTGTACCGCGCATACAGCTTACGCTGAATGCTTGTACTGACGTCCGTACTCTTCGGCGGTTGACTTCAACGCCTCTAAAAATTCCATGAAGTCTTGTCGTTTTTCAGGAACTTTTACTGGTGAAACCATTGCACTTGTATCATAAATTTTTGAACCAACAACAAAAGCTTTCTTTTTACTTATACGCATTCTCTTTAAATAACGTTTTGATTGAATATCATACATCGTATAGTAGAAGTATTTTTTATCGCTTGAAACCTTAACAAGAACGTTCGTAATACCTCTTATACGTGAATCTAAATCATCAAAGCTAGGCGAAGCAATAAACAACGTACAGCGTAATTTTCGAAGATAATACGATACTTGAGAAAAGAATTTAACCGAGTTACTCGAAAAACTTCGAGCATCTAAATCAATATGAGCTTCATCTAAATTTAAAATCGTAGATTTTTCTTGAGCAATATTTTTAAAATGTTCTATTTCAGTAAATGGCTTTGAACCGACTACGCCATAATTGCTATACAATACGCAATTACTTTTCTGTTTAAAGTGATGTGCAAACAATGTCATTCCTAATGTCTTACCGCTTCCAAGAGGACCTTCAAAAACCATTACATTCATGCAAGTTCATTTCCTTTCACTACTTTTGCGCTATTAGCTGAAAGTGATAATGATGGATTTGCATTTGCTTTAAGTAAATGACTTAATTTCGCATTACCTTTAATTCTGTCAAACATAGTTAATATTTTTAGAACCTTTTCATAGAAAGCAAGTGGTAAACTTTGTTTTTTCACAGAGATAACATAATCAGCTATATCTTTACATCCATTCTCATTAAGCAATAAGATACCTTTCATTTGAGATGCATTCAAAGGCACTGAATTTTCCTTCATGTATTGAAATAATTGAACCGTTTCAATACTTTCATTTGAAATATCTTCTTCTAAAATTTCCTCTTTCATTATGTCTTGAACATCTGGTAACACTTCTTGTACATCTGTTTTTTCTAAAGTCACTTCACTCATTTATTTCACCCCATTATTTAAAAATAGCTAGTAAAACAATAATTACCCATGGCATAAAGCCAATTAAATCAAATTGTTTCTTTCCTGTTTCAAATTCAAAAATCCCTTTTAACGCACTGGATCGGCGTAATCTTTTAATATTTTCCGCTTCAATTCTTGCCGGTTTTTCCAAATTATAAATGTGATATACATAACCATGATTATCATCAAGTAATCTCAATTCATTATCACGTGGTAACATAGCTGTACTCGTTTCTAAAATCTCCGAATCAAACGATATAACCTGTTCTACAGTGCATGTACCTTCTTCTTTTATAATCAATGCTCTATGCCCTTCAAATTGTGGCTGCACTTTACGTTTTGTTTTAGCTAACATTCAACTGACTCCTTTTCTTTTTTTCTAAATATTAATTTGTAATAAAGCTTAACAGCACCATTAAAAACAGTAAGAACCGCAAATACACTAAGGAAACTAAAAACAAAAGGTTGCATAACACCACTCGTTTCACCTATTTTTAGATTCCAAACAACATTAAAAAGGTCTGAAATATTCAAATATGTACCATAACAAATGTATAAACAGAACAATAAATATAAAGTGAAAACTGTATAATTAATAACTCTCAAAAATGAATTTGCTAATTTCATTTCGACATACGCCCTTTCAACCACATGTAAGGTAACACTATGAATAGAAATATAGATAAACAAATCGCACTTGATAACTCAAACATCGCATTAAAAGCCTGCATTTTTAACTCTCCTTTTTCGAAGTTGCATCACAAACTAAAATCAATAAACAACTAACGACTCCCAATATTAAAAAAATCATTCTTCTATCCCTCTAAAGAAATTCAATGTATCTATTACCATCCAAGAAACAACTGTCGTAAAAAATATTAATAAAATTGCTTGCCCTACAATATTCAATATCATTACCACCATTTCACTGTATCTTTAAATCGAATAAACAAACTACTGTAAGTCATGATGATGTAACAAACAAAATATACGAAAACTAAAGCGAATAACGTCGTTATGACGGTTGTCCAACCGTATAAATAAGCAAATACTCCAAGGTAATCACTAATTCGCAAAGGACGGCTTGCCGGTACGCTTAAATCACTTAAATACTTTGCCATTTGTGCAAGCCAACCAAGAACAGGATTAAATATTGTATCAATTAACGCATTCATTAATGATGACCACCTCTGAATAGATCCATGAGCTTTTTAACAAACAAGTACCAAATAAAACATGTGACCACAGCCGGAATAACTGTAAGCAATCCAGTAGGAAGTAATATATCAGTAGCCACTTTGAAACCTTTCATTGATGCACTAGGAAACGATACATTCCCACCATCAAAATTAGGTTGTACCCATAGAAATAAAGTTTTAAAGAATCCCGCTATTACAGCACCTAAAAACTGAAACAAGGCAACGAATAATTTTATAATTGCTACTACAACTTGAAACAGCTTTTCTATGAAATAAAAGATTCCTTTTAAAAAATCCAGTAGATATTGAAATGGTGTAGCTAAAAAATCAATAAACGTTTTTAACGTCTTTATAACCGCTTCAAATCCACCTTTTAAGAACTTAACAAACTTCTCCATCATGATTGCTTATAACCCACCATAATCCTTCTAATGCTTACAGCAACAGAGAATGTAATCATTAATACAAACGCTAAGAATAATACGTCTTCTCCAGCATGAAACGCATACTGGAGAAATTGTATTAAGTCCTTAGTTGTAACTGGTTGTATCAAACTAAGCACCTACCTCATAAACAACTTTTTCGTATTAAACGCAACAATAAACGCTAACGGAATAGCAATACTAAATGCTACAATCGGCCATATCCCCAGGAACCAATTTGTTATCCCATCAACTAAAGCACCTAAACCAAAACTAAAAGTAACCTCAGGAATAACTGGTACTTTAGGAATTCCATTAACAACATTGCTTAAATCACTTTCAATATTCCACTTAGAAACCGCCTTAATCTGTACACCGTAAGTTTGACCATTCTGTAAACCTTTCACAGCATAAGAACGACTTGTAACAAGTGAATCATTAACTTTTACACCATCAATAAAAATGTGATAACCCTTAATTGGAACACCTAAATTTTGACTTAATAGATTTACAACTAACGAGCCATCTTTTGGCGTAACATCAAAATTAGAAGGTTTAAAAGGCTTATTAAGATTAGGTTCTTCATCAGTCTTTACTTTCTTCACAATTCCATTTGATTCAAGACCAGTAGAAGAAACAGAAACAAATTTATAAGTATATTCCGTACTTCCTTTTAAACCTTTATCAATAAATTCCTCAACATTCACATTATCCGCAATCACTTTATCATCACGATAAATTTTCACATGATCAAAATTATTTTTAGGAAACTTATAACTAAATTTCACATAAGTATGAGTTATTTCATCTTCCTGTAAGTCTTTTATTTCATCTGGTAAAGGCTCTTTCACTGTCTTTATCTTTTTCTCTATACCTTTTGATTCAAGACCATCAGGAGAAACCGAAACAAATTTATAAGTATGCTCTGTCTCAGGAGTTAAACCTTTATCAGTGAATTTTTCTTCTTTCACATCACTAGCAAGCACTTGTCCATCACGATAAATTCTTAAATGACTAAAATTCGACTTCGGATTCTTATAAGTAAATTCAACTGAATCATGTTTAATATTTTCTTTTAAATCCGTAATATCAGATGGAGGAACAGATTCATACTCATATAAATTAACTTCAGCAAGTGTAAAATAATCTCCATCGCTCATATTTTTCAATCCAATTTTTTTAACACCTTTAATATCAATAGCTTGTAGATAACCACTATCAGTATTTCTATATTCCCGCTTTAAAGTAGCACCCTCTGTATAAAAATAAACATCCATCCTATTACTAGAGCCACCAACTTTAGTAAATCTAAACCCTGAAACTCTAACAGGGGAAGCTAAATCAATTATGACCTCACCATTAGAAAGAGTATCATTAGTTTGTAAATTCCCATCAGTTAATGAGGTTATATATGAACTACCATGTTGCGCTTTACCTACTCTTCCACTTAATACATCTTTACCTTGAGCAAATGCACTTGTATCACCTACAAACAAAATCCCAAGTAATACAGGTACTACTAATAAAAATTTCTTCATCCGCATTTTCCATTTACTACATGCCAACAAAGTTCACTCCCCTCGTCACTTGGTTTCATTTCTTCCCAAGGAGTCATTGGCTTATCTTGTTTCATATCATTATCTTTTTTCATTTCTCCCTCCCGATCCATAGGCTTATCAGGAGTCATTGGTTTATCAGGTTTCATATTTTCCTTTTCCAATGGCTTGTCAGGAGTCATTGGTTTATCAGGTTTCATGTCTTCCTTTTCCAATGGCTTGTCAGGAGTCATTGGTTTATCAGGCTTCATGTCTTCCTTTTCCAATGGCTTGTCAGGAGTCATTGGTTTATCAGGCTTCATGTCTTCCTTTTCCATTGGTTTGTCAGGCTTCATTGGTTCTTCTTTATCCATATCTTTTTCTTTCTTCATATCTTCTTCTTTTTGATTATCTTTATCTTTACAAACATCGCCCCAACATTCAGCGGGCTCAGGAGCAACAGGAAGTTTGTCAGGTGGTTTCTCTTGTTCACCCTCTTTAAAGTGCTCTTGTTTGTCTTCAAAAGGCTTATCAGGTTGTTTAGGTTTATCAGGCTTAATGTCTTCAGGTAGAACAGGTTTAATCGACAAATCCATATCGTCAGGAATCTTCAAATTATCCCTAATATCCTTAACAGCATCCGCGATTTCTTTTGTGTTCTTTGCTATTTCATCGGTGTTCTTTTTAATCTCACCTGTATTTTTAGCAATTTCACCTGTATTCTTTGCTGTCTCACCTGTATTTTTAGCCGTTTCACCCGTATTCTTTGAAATTTCATTTACCGCATTCACAATCTTTTCTAAAGCTTCTTTAACAGCTTTATCAGAACCACCGCCACCTTCTACAGGTGGTTTATTATTGTCTTTTGATTCATCTATATCACCGCTGCCTTGTGGTTTATCATCTGGAATTTTTTCATTTGTACAAACTCCGTCATTCTTATTATCATAATCCGCATAGTCCTCAGGATTAGGCTTTTCAATTTCAGGTAAATCGTAATATTTAGCACCTTTACCCCAATATACGGTTTCTCCTCCACCGCCACCGTTTTCTTTAAAGCCTTTCAGCTTAAAACGTGCATAGCCTAAAACTTTACCATTGTGAAAAATGTAAAAAGCGTATGTACCATTGCTATCCCAGTTAATAGGAAACTCATTTTTTTCTTGTTCTGGACGAGTCCACTTTGATTTACCAACATGAAACGAGCAATCATTCACAAGCATCAATTCCGATAACTGAAAACTATATACATCCTTCATATCGTTAACTCTAATAATTAAATTGTACTTACCATTAACCATTCCATTATTTTCGATTGTTACATTTTTACTCCCTACCAATTGAAAACTAGGTGAATCAGCAAACACAGGGATCGTATGGCTAACAATACAAAATGCACATAAAAAAATTATGGCTAGCTTTTTCATATCAATCCTTCCTAACAAAAATAGCTAGGTTATTAGCCCAGCTATTTAATTGTTTTATTAAATTTATAGTTAACTTCTTGCTATTTAAGGAGTGATTATTTGATGATTAACGAGTAAATAGGTCTTTAGTGTTAAACGCCACTAAGAACGTTAATGGAATCGCTACAGAGAATGCGATAATTGGCCAATATGCTCCTAACCAGTTAGTCAAACCGTTAGCAACGTCTGCAAGATTATAAGTCAATGTAATTTTTGGCATTTCCAAAATAAATTCCTCCTAATTAATCAATCATCAAATTTGTCTTTTACTAAATGCGCTACGAAAAATCCAAACAGTATCCCAAACAAAATAACTAACAATGGCATCATTGTATTCCAGTTCATATGGAAATTACCGAATACTTGAGACATCGATGGTCTGAAACCAAATTCAGGCATTGTTATCAACTCCTAAGTTCTAAACGTGTTATACACTTTACCGATACAGTAGATAGCAAACGCCCCACCAATGAATAAGTAAATCACTGGTAACACCGAACTAAACATGTTGAAGGCATACTGCAAGATTCTTCCTACGTCCATGCTAAAACTAATAGCCATCACCCCAAGCTTTGACGGTGGTGAACATCATTATTACGAACACAAGAAAGGTTATAAAACCTAACGAATATAATACAACTGAATTATTCATGAAGAACCAATACAACATATCTAGAAACGCTAAATCATTCATTATCTATCAAACCGCCAATCTTTCAGCAATGTGAACACGATAATTAATAAAAATGGTAATCCAAACAAGGAATATTGATTCAACAAGTTTTCTAAATTAAACTCAATCATCGTAAAGCACTCCATATCCAGTTGAATGTCAACACCAACAAGATTAGCAATAGCAAGAAACTAATTAACATATCACCATAGGTAAGTGTCTGGAAAACTGCAAAACTACCGTTCTTAGTCTGTACTAAGTAGTTAGGCATAATTTCCGAAAAAGTTTTGTACAAGTCGTTTAAATCGATTTTATCTAACATAAAATCACACAATCACTTCAGTCTTATAATTCCTCGTACTACTTAACAATCTGTTGCAAATTGTAATATGCATTATTTTTATATGCACTTACAGTTGCTAGACACTTAAACTTGTCACCTAATTTGTAACTCTCAGAGATCGTTTGGAACAATGCTACTTCTTTGCTAGAAACTTTAACTGTTTCATTGCCTTTTTCACCTTTTTGATACAAATCAATACTTAAAGATGTTCTTTTGTTCCCTTCATATTCTCTTTCAATAATACCTGCGCCCATAAATACGCCTTCAATTTGAACTTGTGGCATTGTAATACCTCCATATTTTAATTTTACGAATATAAAACCGAACAAATTTTCGAGTCCAGATTTTACGTTCTGATTATAGCAAAAAAAAGGGACAGAACACAACCATTTTTTTCAAAAAATTTTTTTTTACAGTTTTTTGTTCTTTTTTAAATGTTCTACAATTGCATTTTCTACAAATTCAGATTGATTATCTTGTTCTTTTACTAAATCAACATACTTCTTCTTAATAGAAACATTTAATTTTACCTTTTTCTCGTCTGGATCTATACGATGTCTGCCCACTTTTTATTGCTCCCTTTCTAAAATAAAAAAACCCTTACACCTTACTATAAACAAAAATCACCTTATAAAAAACAACGCATAAAAAAAGTTGAGAGCATAAACTCTCAACTGTACTTTTTCATAAATTCATATAAAGCCAATTCAATTAATGAAAACTTTGAAATTCTTTTATTACTAAAAGGTTTTGCAAATTCCT